TTATCCGACCCTAATCTGGAATACTTGCAAAACGATCCGCAGCGCATGCAAAATATATACGAAGTTTACTCGAAATACACTCAACAATGACCAACCTGCTCGACCTGCCGCTAGATCAGTTTCGCGGCTATCTTGCCGAGGGTAATTACCCGCAGGAGCGCCAGGACGAACTGGTGCGCGCTTATCGTGCGCAGAATAGCTTGTCTGGCTTGCTGGACCGGTACGGCGAGGAAGGTTTAGATGGCAAGAACGTCAGCACGTTTTTCCCCGTGGCCGGCCCCGGCGGCATGTCTATTTTTGACGCGCTGAAGTCTGGCCAGCTTCAAACGCGGTTTAAGGATTACGCCAGCGACGCACTGGGCGGCGTTTTAGGCGCGCTGGAAAACCCCAAGGCGAGCTATGACGGCACGCTGCCGCAAGCGGATTACGATGGCGCGGCGATGGGCACCGCTGGTCTGGCTATGGGCGGCGGTGGTGTTGTCGCGGGGCGTAACGCTATGGCTTACGACCCAAATACGACAAACATTTTTGCAGGACGCAGAGCAGATTTCACCGCCCAGCCGCCAGACAAAAACCCCGGCATGACCTCACTAGATGATGCAAACAAAATGCTGGCTGATGGCAAAAGCAACCGCGAGATTTACAACGAAACAGGTTGGTTCCAAGGCGCTGACGGCAAATTTAGGTTTGAAATAGACGATAAAGACGCAAAGTTGACCCTGCCGCGTTGGTTGCGAAATAATATGTTAGACGGCGAGACAACGCCATTTCGGCTAGACCAAATCTTAGACCATCCCGAATTTTACAAAGCATACCCTGACGCGGCGAGAAAACAGGTCAATCTGAGCAGGCCAGACGGATACAGCAGCACTATGGGCAGCTACAATCCCTACACGGATGTAATTAGCGCACGCATTGATCGGCCAGATGATGATGTACTTGGCACTATTTTGCATGAGGTGCAGCACAGTACACAAAGGCGTGAAGGCTTTTCGGGCGGAGCAAATCCAGAAACCTCAAAGGAACAGGCGCGCGAATTTTCAAACGTCATTATGTCAGACCCAAAAGTTGGAAGTTTATACGACAGTAGCGATAAGTTCTCGCAGCTTAGTATGCAGTTACAGCCGTTATATCGTGCCGACTATATCGACAGCTTGGATAATCTTGTCGAAAAGGCGCGAAACGGCGGGGCCAAGCCGCGAGATATTACTGGGATACAAGATTGGTATATTCACGGCTTTGATATTGTCAGCAAGCAAGGGGCGATGCCACGCAGAAATGGCCCAGAGCGCGACCAATGGATTGCGCAAGCTGCGCACTATATCAGGCGCGAGGCATTGGCTCGTGATGCTGACTCTGTCCGTTCCGTTTATGACGAATACCCCTCAGTAAAAGACAGAAAAAACGCGATACGACGATTTGAACGGCAAAGAGATAAGCATAGAGCCGCGCATTTTGAATATGCAAAGGTTGGCAAAAGTGTTGAGGATTTGCGCGGCCTGTCATCTTGGGATGCTTACCAGCGCGAAGCTGGGGAAACAGAGGCGCGAAACGTCCAAACACGGCTTGAATTGGGCCGAGAGGGCGATAAACGCAGCCCCGCGCAAGACGGGGTTTTCCCCGGCGATACTCAAGATTTTGCATTTACAGACCAAGTTGTCAGCAATTTGCGGCGGGGTCAGCCAGTGCCGAGCGTGCGTTCAAATAAGCTAAACGCCAACGCCAGCGCCCCGGTGGGCTTACTCGCCGCGCAACCCTCAACCGAGGATGAACTGCGCCAATATTTAATGCAGCGAGGTTTACTGCAATGACAATCTCCACCTATGCCGAGCTACAGTCGGCCATTGCCGACACGTTGAACCGCGATGACTTAACCACCGTGATACCTAATTTTATCCAGCTTGCCGAGTCAGACTTGGCGCGGCAGGCGCGGCATTGGCGGGGCGAAAAGCGCAGCGTGGCGACGATTAGCACGCAGTACGTTCCAATCCCTGCCGACTACCTTGAAACAATCCGGCTGCAGGTCACGTCGGGCACCACCGCACCGCTTGAGATAATCAGCCAAGCCGAATTACTGGACCGGAAAGCGGCCAATCTCAACACGTCCGGCTCGCCGGCGTATTACGCGTTTGTCGCGGGCAGATTTGAGCTATTCCCAGCGCCGGACGGCGAGTACACTGTTGAGCTTTATTACAACGCCAAGGCCCAAGCGCTGTCGGACAGCAACACGTCGAATTTTATGCTGACGTATTTCCCTGACGCGTATCTTTATGGCTCGCTCGCGCATAGCGCCCCGTATTTAAAAGACGATGCACGTCTATCTGTATGGTCAACTTTGTATGCCAACGCAATATCTGGTATAAACACGGCGAGCGAGAAGGCTAAGTACGGCGGCTCTGGCCGGCGGCTAAAATTGAGGGCTTATTGATGAGTTTCAGTGACGTTTACGAAACACATGTGCTGAATTATTTGTTTACCGCTGGGTCGGTAACGCGCCCAACTGCGTGGTACATTGGGCTGCATACCAGTTCCAGCACTGACAGCACCTCTGGAACGGAAATCAGTGGCAACGCATACACCCGCAAAGCCGTCACTCTGACCGTTAGCGCCAATCTGGCGACAAACAGCAGCACCGTTGAGTGGGCTGCGGCCACGGGCAATTGGGGCACTGTAACCGCGCTTGCGGTTTACGATGCCGCGACTGGCGGAAATCAAATTGCGCACTCAGATTTGACTGCGTCAAAAAACGTATCCACCGGCGATGTATTTCGCATTCCGGCGGGACTACTAGATATAAATTTAGACTAATCGGAGCAAACCAATGTCAGCAATGAGCGACCACCTTGAGAACAAAATCTTAGACCACATAACAGGGCGCACGGCGTATACAAAGCCGGCTGCCGTTTATTTGGGCCTGTCAACTGGCGACTTCACCGATACGGGGTCAGGCTCGTCAGAACTGACCGGTAATAATTATAGCAGGGTGGCCGTGGCGTTTGACGCGGCGGCATCCGGGGCAACGCAAAATACATCTAGTATTGACATGCCCGCAGCATCAGGCAACTGGGGAACGGTGAGTCACTGGGCTCTTTTTGATGCAGCCACAAGCGGAAATGCACTCATAACGGGTGCATTCTCATCATCGAAAACTATAGAAACAAACGATGTTTTACGAATAGCGGCTGGAGACTTAGATTTAACTGCGGCCTAATCTTAAACTTAAAGTTGTGCGCTGGCAATACGCATTGTCAGCGCACGACGTCGCGATTTAACGACGGAATGCACAAATGGTAAAACTACTCAATCGCGCCAAAATGAGCATATCAAGCACCGGGACTGGCCCCATTACGTTGGCCGCAGCCGTGGTAAATTTTCAAACATTTGCGCAAGCTGGTGCGGTGGACGGAAATGTCGTGCGTTACGGAATAGAGGACGGCGCGGATTGGGAGGTCGGAACGGCTGTAATGTCGAACAGCGCAACGGTCATGGCGCGTACTGTAAACGAGAGCAGCAATGGCGGCAACGCGCTGAATTTAACGTCCGACGCGGTTGTTTTCGGCACGCTTTCAGCCGCAGATTTTTCGGATAACGCCGCTCCGACGTTTGTCAACACAATACCAAGTATTCTAGAGGTGGGTGGGGGTTCTGTTTCAAATATTAATGCTAAAGCTGTTGACGATAATGGATTCCCAGTGAGCTACAGTTTCGATGCCTATAGTGGCACTACAGTTTACAGTGCAAGCAGTTTGCCGCCTCAAATATCTTCGGTCAGTATAAACCAAACCACTGGCGTCTTTACGCTTACGGCATCAAGTAATGCGTCTAATGCGGGATCTCCTAATTTTAGGGTCAGGGCGTCCGATGGTGTTCGGACTTCAGCAAGAACAATAGCTTATAACCTTCTTTTTCTGCCTACAAGTGGCCTAGTTGGCTACTACGATATGAAAGATTACTCAGGTAGTGGTAGCTGGGCAGATACGAGCGGTACTTATAATACTAGTGGAAATTCGAATGGGCCAAATCTGTCAATAAGTAGTAGCCTTACTACATACAACTCAAGCGGCACAGGCGGAATACCCTCGCTGACCTTAGCGGCGGGGGCCAATGCAGTCTCCGTTGGGCCAACCTACCCGACAAATTTGACGAGCACCTCATCACCCTACGATGGTACGGTTGTGATGATACTGGCTAAACCAGCCTCACAAAGCGGTTTCTATTTGATGGCGACGACAACCTCCCAAGGCTATGCGTTCCAAGGCAATACCACCGCCAGCGCTGCCTTACGTACCGGCACTGCGCAGAGCGGAAGTTGGGTGCACCCCGCTTCCAACACCACCTCAAAGTTGTATATCGATAAAGTTGACGCAACGGCTTACACGCAGAATGAAGTATACAACTCTTTTGGCAGTGCCGCTAATGCGGACAAATATCATTCGATTGTGCTGACGAATGGTCACTTTCTGAATGGCTGGTCAACAGCCAATCCCCACCCAGCTCTCGTGGCTGCGGGGCCAATAGGAGAGCTTCGCGCTGTAGTGTTTTATGACCGCGCGCTGACGTCTGGTGAAGTCGCTGGCATACACGGATACTTTTCTTCCGACTACAGTAGCTCCGAAATGATACAATAGTGTTACTTGCCAATTCTACACTTGCGTCTGGACCGCTCGGAGCCCAATCGGTAGATCCACCGCTGTCGATCCGCGCTGAAATCGCCATCACTGCGACAGCCAGCGGAGGTGTGACCAGACTAGCTGTATCAACGCCAGCGGTGGCCGCAATCAACGCCCCAGCGGTCAACGCAGATCGTTGCCGATTGCATTTCCCGATTCCGCCCAACGCGCCGACACTCTATTATTTCTGCGCGGCGCACAGCGCAATGGGTGGAACAACAAGCCAAGCCATTCCAACCACAACAACCTATGTTGTCACTGTGGTTGGCGGTAAATTTTATCTAAACGGCGTAAAACAGCCCACAATTTCTTTGGCACCCGGCAACACATACACATTTGATCAAAGTCACAGCTCAAACGCCGCGCACCCGCTTCGGTTAAGCACAACCAGCGGCGGTACGCATTATGGGGGCTCAGTTTACAGCCCTGGCGTCTCCTATGGTTATATCAATCGCGGCCAACCGGGCGCAGCAACGGTTATACAAATTCCGGCGTCGGCCAATTTCACGGCCACGGCCTTCGCGAGTTCAATTCTCTACCCGATTCTGGCAAATGTAAATTTGGCCGTAACGGCAACCGCAAACGTAACACGGCAGCGGCCAATCGCAGCAACCGCAGCGGCAACAGCGGTGACATCCACAGCCATTGCGTCGCGGGTAAGACAAGCCGCCGGAACCACGTCGAGCGCGGCCATTACTGCAACCGGCAACGCGATAAAACTATCATTTATTTTGGCTCAAGCCAGCGCCGCAATTTCGGCCACCGCCAGCGCGACGTATCGCCGGCACAGGCTCGCAGCCGGACAATCTGAGATTAGCGCGTCGGGTACATCTTCAGCGCTGCAAATTCGCGGCGCAACTGCGACAGCGGAAATTGCGGTGGCCGCCAATGCGGGCGTTATGGGATTTCTTCGCACGACTACGGCAACAGCCAGTGTGTCTATTTCCGCGACAGGCGGCGCTTTATACGACCTAAAGTCAACCGCCGCCACCGCTGCAATTTCCGCTGCAGCGTCCGGCGCGGCAATTCGCTATCGTTTGGCAGACTCCACAGGGCAGCTTGCGGTCACTGGCGCAGCAATTATTGCGGCAGATTTTTATGCGGCAGGCGTTGCAATCATCAGCGTGACACCTGGCTTGGTAAGCGCCGGTAAAGATAAATTTGTCAGTGGCAACGCTTCAATATCGGCGACCGCCAACGCGAATTTGAAACGAGTCACTGGCACAACTGGCGCTGCCAGTGTTTCTGCCTCGTCAGCGGGCGCTGCGGTCAGGCTTCGCTTGGTCAGCGCTAATGCGCCCACCGCCGTAACTGGCACAGCCAGCGCAACGCGGGCTCTCGGCGGCGAGGTGCAGATATCATGCACCGCCAGTGGCGTTGGAACATCTAGCGTAGTGCGCAGCGGCGCGGCAAATATCGCAGGCGTGGCGTCAACTAACGCAATTGGCGGCGTGAACGTTGATGCCGAAGGGACTATTGCGGGCGTGCTTACAACAACCGCAACGGGCGGTTATTTGTGGACCCCGATTTCTGGCGGCAATGTTGAGACGCCGGCGAATATCTGGCAAAATGCCGCATAAATCTGAGGTAAAAAATGGCCGACACGAACACAACGAATTACAATTTAGTTAAGCCAGAGGTCGGCGCGTCTGAAAATTCTTGGGGCACCAAAATCAACGCTGACTTAGACAGCATTGACGCAATCTTAGGCGGCAGCACAGCCATAACGCCGGATTTGACGGCGGGGTCGTGGAAAATCTCAGGCACGGCCATCACCGCAACGGCTGCCCAAGTAAATTTTTTAACAGGCGTTACAAGCGCCATCCAGACGCAACTGGACAGCGCGTCTGGCGAAAACAGTTCAATAACCAGTTTGACGGGTCTTACAACGCCTCTCAGCGCCGCCCAAGGCGGCACTGGGTTAAATGCGATCGGCAGCGCAGCGCAAGTGCTTACAGTTAACAACGCTGGCAACGCGCTGGAGTTTGCCGCAATTCCTGCTTCTGCTGATGGCTCAATTACGACGGCTAAAATTGCAAATGACGCGGTGACACTTGATAAAATGGCAGGGCTTGCTCGCGGCAAAATTATCGTCGGTGGTTCAAGCGGAAATCCGACCGCGTTGGCCCCAGGAACGGCTGGTCAACTTCTCCAATCAAACGGCACAGACATCAGCTATGTAAACCCGACAAACCTTAACAGCACAACGCTCGGCGCTGTGGGCACTTACGGTTTTTTCCTGACATCATCCGGCGACGGGGGAACAGACCCCGGCGGCACGAGATCTGGATCAACATTAAAATGGTCTGATACCGAGGATAATTATGAAGCTTTGCCGGCAGCATCTGGGACATGGAGGTGTATGGGCCACCAGAACAGATTTGCCGCCAGCACATTATTCGTGAGGATTTCTTAAAATGAGCATTACAATCACACAAGTGCGCAACGCACGCTCACTGCAATCAGACAACACTCGCATGGACGTAGAGATCAATCACCCAGAGCACGGCTGGATACCTTACACATTGAACCCGTCTGACACTGACACAACCATCGATAATGATGAGGTCATGGCTTTAATTGGGACCGACTTTTCGGCTTATGTTGCGCCAACGGTTGAAGAAATAAACATCGCACTTGCTGCTGACGTAAGGGTCGAGCGCAACGCCAGACTAGCGGCGACCGATTGGATGGCATCGCAAGACATCACCATGTCAGACGAATGGCGCACGCACAGACAAGCCCTGCGCGACGTAACTGCGCAAGCGGGCTTTCCAAACAACATTATATGGCCCAGCCAGCCATAGCCGCACTTTTGGCATTCACCACAACATGTGGTAATATTTTCACGTCTGTAACAACATGTTGTGCCTATGGCTTTAATTGACATTAATATCCCACCGGGCGTTTACCGCAACGGGACGGACTTGCAGTCTGTGGGCCGTTGGCGCGACACCAATCTGGTCAGATGGGTTGATGGCACAATGCGCCCGCTTGGCGGGTGGCGGACGCGCTCTGACACCGCTGCCGCCGCCAAGGTGCGTGGCATAATGGCGTGGTCGGACAACAACTTGGACCGCCGCATTGCGGTTGGTACGTATAACAAATTATACGCGTACAACATGGCCGGCACTCAGTCGGATATAACCCCAACGGGCCTATCGGCAGGCCGCGAGGATGCAGCGGCGGCAACCGGCTATGGCGGCGGGCTATACGGACAAGAATTTTACGGCACGCCTCGCTTGGAAGCAGCGCGCATAGACCCGGCGACAAGTTGGGCCATGCAGCCTTGGGGGGAATACCTCGTCGCGTGCAATCGTGATGACGGCAAGATTTACGAATGGCAGCTAAACGCAAGTGCAGTGGCCGCTGTGTTAAGCAACGCTCCGACAAATAATCAAAGTATCGTTGTTACCGAGGAGCGCTTTTTGCTGGCGCTCGGCGCTGGCGGCAACAGCCGCAAAGTGCAGTGGTGTGACCGAGAGAACAACACAGTTTGGACTGCGAGCGCGACCAACGAAGCGGGCGACCTGACGTTGCAAACAACCGGCGAAATCATGGCCGGCGTGCGCGCGCAGGGCCAGACGTTAATTCTGACAAGCACAGATGCCCACAGCGCTCAATATTTGGGTCCGCCATATGTTTATGGGATTGATCAGGTTGGCACGAGCTGCGGCCTAGCCGCTCATCTTGCCTATGCCAGCGTTGATGCTGGCGTGTTCTGGATGGGATTAAATTCGTTCTTCGGATACACTGGCAATAACGTTCAAGAGCTGCCTTGCGACGTGGCAGACTATGTATTCAGCGATATTAACCGCGCACAAATCAGCAAAACATTTGCCATGCCGCTGCAGGGATTTGGCGAGATATTCTGGTTTTATCCGTCAGCGAGCAGTACCGAAAATGACAGATATGTTGTCTACAATTTTGT